TTTGGTGGTGCTGCTAATGCTGGTGAAGTTAATACTGGTGGACTTGCATCCTTTATTGGTGGTTTAGAATCTGGAAATGATTATACTAAGATGGTTGGTGGAGCACAGGATGCATCAGTTCTTAATAAAACCATTGATCAGTTATTTGATGAGAAAGGTGGTCAGTTTGCTATGGGTCGTTATCAGATTCAGATGAGAACTGCTAAAGATGCTCTTAGGGGTGCTGGTATTGATTCATCAACATTTAAGTTTGATAAGGCGGGACAAGATAAGATCTTTGAATTACTTCTCAAGAGGAGAGGACTTGATGACTTTATGTCTGGTGCTATTAGTAAGGAAGAGTTTGCTAAGAATCTCTCTCAGGAGTGGGCAGCACTTCCTAAAGATGCATCTGGAGCGGGTTGGTATGATGGCGATGGAACTAATAAATCTCTAACAAGTTTTTCCTCTGTTATGGGTCAATTAGATTCGCTTAAGCGATCTGGTAATCCTATGGGATCACCTGCATCTGGTAATCAACTATCACAAGCAGCAGAATCTTTAAGGGGTGCAAGTACATCAGATGGTCCTGATGGTGGGAATAAAAGTTGTGTATATGCTGTAAATAAGGTATTTCGTAAGGCAGGAGTGCAACCACCTTGGGGTTCAGCACAGGATACACTTTCTGTAATCAATGGACTGAAAGGTGCGGGATGGCAAAACGTTGGTTTTAATAATGCTCAACCTGGTGATGTTTGGGTATATGATAATGGTGTTAATAAGGGACACGCTGGTATTATGACTGCGGATGGTAAGGTATTATCAAATAGTTCCACTAGAGCAGCATTTGTATGGTCAGCAGATCAATCACAATTAATGAATGAATTCCCAGAAGCAGGATTGACACCTGCTGGAGGTACATTCTTCAGACCTCCTGCCGATTCACTTGCTGCAAGAAGTGGTGGTGGTGGTAGCGGTGGTCAGTTAACAGCAGATCAAAAAGCATCGATGCTGAGGAATGCTGGACTCAGTGGTATGGCAGATTCATTATCTGCTGTTCCTGCATCTAATAATACTGGAAATCCATTCATGGCATCATCTGCACAAATTGCTATGACAAATATGGGATTAGGTGGTGGAGCACCTACTGTCATTAATAACTATTATGGTGGTGGTGGTAACCAGCAACAGGGTGTTAATCCTAATGGTGTTAGTGCTGGTATCTCTATGGATGGAACTGGAACATCTATATTCCAAGACCTGAAAATTAGGACTCTAAATTAAGATGAAAGAATTTCAGAATATTACGGATTTTTCTCTCACGAGTGTTTCTATTACTGGATTAGGTGAGAGTGAGGGTTATGAAATTAAACAGATGGTCAATACATTCTCTTATGTTGAGAGTGTAACGAGTCCATTTGTTGCTGGTACACTTACTGTTGCTGATAGTGCTGGATTATTAAACAATCTACCTATTCAAGGTGGGGAGACTGTTAGAGTTATTGTAGAGACTAGTTCTCAGGATGATCCAGTCGTATATGACCTAATAGTATGGAAGGTTGGTAATCGTTATGCTAAGAATCAAACGCAAGCATATACTTTGGGTTTAATTTCTGAAGAAGCATTAAATAATGAATATTCTAGAATGATTAAACCTTTACGAGGAACTGGAGATTCTATTATTAATGAATTACTCCAACAATTGAATAGTAAGAAGGATTATTTCTCTGAGGCAACAGAATTTCAATTTAATATGCTTCCTAATAATAGAAGACCTTTTGATATTGCTTCTACTGTTGCTATTAAATCTATTGCAAAGGGAGGAACTTCAACTTCTAAGAGTAAATCTAAGAATGAGAAGCAAAAGGTTGGTGGTAGTGCTGGATTCTTCTTTTATGAAAACAAGAGAGGATTTAATTTCTTCTCAGTAGACAAGTTGCTACAAAAGAATGATGTTGAAACTTGGGGACCATATATCGAGAAACCATCAAACCAGTCTGATGGTGCTGATGATAGAATAACTATCTCACAGGCAGTATTTAAGTCTGAAGTAGATGTCATGCAGTCAATGAGAAAGGGTAAGTATTCCTCTATGATGGTGTTCTTCAACCACTCTACTGGACAGTATCATGAATTTATGTACAGTCTAGAGGATGCTTATAACAGCATGGCACACCTAGGATCTCAAAATACCCCATCAATCCTTAAAACAGCAGATGCTGACAAAAAGATCTCAGACTACCCAACTAGAATTATATCTAGTATACTGGATCATGAATCGTGGTACAACGAACCTGGTATAGCATCATTCGATGAGGAAGATGGAGCAGAAAGTCCAAGTGACTTTTGTGATTTTCACAAACACTATGCTGCACAGTCCCTTATGAGATATGAACTACTTAAACACCAGTTAGCTGAGATTGTAATTCCTGGTAATTCTAGAATATGTGCAGGTGACAAGATTGATATCAAACTTGTAAACAAAGCACCAACAGTGCAAGCTAGTAAAGAACCCTATGATCAAGAAAGTAGTGGAGTATACTTAATAGATGAGGTTACTCATACCTATAATAGAACTCAATCTACTAATGGTAGATTTGTAACTACATTGAGATTAATGAGGGATTCTTATGGTGACATAGATTCAAGACACGGTAACTAAATAAAATACGGAGGTAACTATCCTATGGAAAGCATCGAACAACATATCGAGAAAGATAAGGAAATTCTTCAAGATCCTACAACTAATCCACAAATGCGTAGGCACATTGAATTAGAACTTCATGATCTTGAAGAATATGTAGAGCACCATAAACAGGAGATCGAAGCAGGAGATCATCACGATCCTAACTGCATTGAGTTATTCTGTGATCAGCACCCAGATGAACCTGAGTGTTTAATTTACGAAGATTGATATGGATCAGGTATTATCAAGCTTAATACCTTCCCAAAGAATTGGACAAGACGGTTTCCAATGGTGGGTGGGGCAAATTGAAGGAACCGCTGCTGATGAACAAAACAACAAAGGCGGTTACAGATTCAAGGTAAGGATTGTAGGAGATCATCCTGGCGATCCTGAGATTCTTGGAACTGATGATTTGCCATGGGCGACTGTGATGATGCCTGTTACAGTGCCATTCATTCCTGGTAATGGTGGCGGAGCACACCCACAACTAGAAATTGGTTGTTGGGTGATGGGTTTCTATATTGATACTGAGAAACAAAAACCCATTATCATGGGTTCTATTGGTCAAACACCTGGTGCAACTAAAGTCTTTGTAGAAAGGACACCAGAAACCCCGCCGTTTACTACAGCAGTGGGGCAGATTAATGTGCAGAAAGATGGTCCACCAAAACAAAAAGGAACGGATAAGAATACTGCTACTGGTGGACTATCAGATGGTACAAAAGATGGAGAGGACAATCTAAGAGTATCAGTTTCAGCAGCAAAGCAAGCACCATTAAAGAATAATACTCCACAGTCAGAAGACTGGTGTCAGAGCGTAGCAGAGAAATGTGATAATGAAGATATGATGTCTCAAATGACAAATATCATGGGAGAATTTCTTTATCAGGTACAAGCTAATGGTGGTAATGTAGGAACATATCTTGTTAATGAAGCAAGTGGTGGTTTCTATGATGGTATTAACGTAGCAAGAGGTTATGTTAATAAAGCAATGACTGTTGTTAATGAGTTTGTTGCTAGAGTGAAGGGGTTTGTTATTGAGAGTATTAGTAACGCAGTAAAGGATCTTATCAAAGCAATACTACGCCCTTCAGATACTGGTAATGCATTGACACCTGTTACTGAGTTCTTCAATAATATGTTGAAACAACTCGGTTGCTCTATTGCTGATCTTGGTGATAGATTGGAAGCATGGTTAACTAACGTCTTAATGAGTCTAATACAACAGATCTATCAGTCTGTTGCATGTCAAGTTGATGCATTAGTTAATGGTATTATGTCTAAGATCAATTCATTGATGAATGAATTACTAAGTAAGATTTTAGGTCCATTACAATCTATTCTAGGTGCTATTGCAGCACCTCTAGATATTCTTGGTGGAGCAATCAATAAAGTACTAAGTCTTTTAGGAATTACTTGCTCAGGACCAGACAGAACATGTAGTGAATATAAACAGATTTGTACTAATGGAGGGGAAGATCCAAAAGAAGAGGGTGACTTCCTAGATGGTCTATTAGATAGCATTGATAATCTATTTCCATCAACAGGTGCTGATTATACTCAGTATGTCTGTGGTGATGCATTTAAAGGTAGAAATCTAAATATCACAACTGTAGGATTTACTGGTGGTGTTCCTAAAGGTGGAACATATAATGGTATGATTCCAGAACCAGAACCAGCAGATCCAGATAAGAATAATGGCGTTAAGCAAGATAAGAGAATTGTATATGATATTAATAACGTAACTGTCGCTGAAGGTGATATTGCACGTTTTAGGATAACACGTAGTGGATATAGAGAAGTATCATCGTCAGTTACATTTAAGACTTTAAAATATAAAGGAACTGCTGAAGAGAATAGTGATTATATTCCTGTTGATGATATTGTAGGATTCGCACCAGGTGAAACATTTAAAGATGTTCAAGTTAGAACTCTCACTTCTCTAGAACGTGAGCAAGATGAAGAATTTTTTGTTCTTATTAAAAAGAATACACCAGAGGCAGGTAGTGACGTTCAGTCAAAATTTAAGAAGAACCTTGCTACATGTACTATTACAGAGAAAGAATTTAATGATGGAAGAGGTCCATGGAGAGGACCATCTAGAAATCCAGAGTATGATCTTCCCGAAGAATTCCCAGAAGAAGTGACTGGTCCTCCTACAGATATTATTACTGTTCCTGATGGACAGGAACCTGTAGATGATGATGGTGATGGTATCGATGATAATACTGGTACTTCACTAGATCCTCAGGTTAGTGTTACTGCTGATAGAGGAACTTGCCCAGAGGGTGAGTTTATTAGATATAGTATCTTTACTAGAAATATTGATAATGGAACTAGACTATATTATCAACTAACTGGTAATGGTATTACTGCTGATGATATCATTGGTGGTCAAACAAATGGTAGTTTTGTTATTAATAACAATCAAGGATCTGCAACAGTTGGTATAGAAGAAGACGGAGTTGTAGAAGATGCAGAAGTTCTAAGATTTACTGTGAATGGAACTGGTGCTTTCGTTGATGTAGTTATTACTACTGCATCAGATACTGATGACTTTGATGAAGGTCTTGGTGATGATCCTTCTACAGTGATTGATGAATTTATTTTACCAGTTGTTAATACACCAGATATTATTACTGACGAAAATGGTGGTATCATTGACGTTCCTATTTCTATTCCTGGTTCACCATGGGCAGAACCACCCTATGTGTTCATCGTGGGTGAAGGTATTGGTGCAACAGGAACTGCTCTATTAGATCAAGATGGATTCTTAACTGAAATTAGAGTTAAGTCTCCTGGATATGGATATAAGAAGAATTTACAGAAAGATAATAATAAGAGATGTATTATTGATAGTTACACAGTAATAAGACCAGGTGCTTCATATACTTCAAAACCAACCATTTATGTTAATGGTGTTAAAGATGCTGCAGAAGCAATTATTGATCCAGAAACTGGATTCCTTGTTGGTGCAAGACCACTTGACAAAACTACTACCTACGATACATTCCCTGAGATTGTTATCGTAGGTGGCGGTGGTTATGGTGCTAAACTATTACCATCTTTAATATGTCTAGATACTGCATCACTTGCCAATATTGGTTCTACCAAGATTGGAACTGGTCGTTACGTTGATTGCCCATAATGAAACCTGCATCACAATACCCAACTACTATTGCTAAACCGACAACTCCTAATGAAACACAGGAGTTGAGTGACAATCCTAGATTTAGGACTTGGTACAAAGGTACATTGACAAGATCAGAAATCTATGAGAGGATGTTACCTGACAAGGTATCTGGAGCGTTGCGTATAGACGGTCCAGAGGACAGTGCAATTGTTCAAGACAGTTTGGGGTGTATCAGACTCCTAACTGGTGTGAGGAACCCTGAGAAAGGACCTGGTAGCGGTAAACTTTGTGTTAAAACATGGGGTTATCAAGCAAAGCATCATCAGAGATCAAACCTAGAGTTTAACAAAGGTGATGATAAAGAAGGTCAAGCACTGAACCTTGTATGCTATGGTGACTATGTTGAACAGAGCATTGGTTCTACCAGATACATTAGAGCACAGAAGATAATGATTGAAGCATCTGAGGAATTGTTACTGATTGGTAAAACTCAGGTGAATATTCAATCAGGAACTAATGGTGGTGGTGCTATATACATGAATGCAGGTACTATTGAAAAAGTCACTGATAATGACAAGGAGATAGTAACTGGTCAGAAGATGACATTTGGTGTAAGTGAAGAAACATCTGTTCAATTTGATCCTAGAGCATCACAAAACATCGTTTCTCCTGGACACATCAACTGGTCAATCTTAGGTGACTACAAACAGTGGATTGGTGGTATTGAACAGCATATTGTTGCTGGTAAGATAAGTACACCTCCACTCATTAAATCCAGAGATTCAGCATACTCTGTTAAAACTGTTATTGGTGGACAGAAGTATGACTCTGCAGACTTTATTCAAAATAAAGTAGGACTTAACTACTCAGTGACTGCAGGTGGAACTGTAGATATCACTGGTGTGGGTACAGTCAACATTAAAGGTGCATTAATTTTACTTAACTAATACTATGATTTTTTGGATCGGATTTTTCATCATGTTCTTTAACGAAGGATTTGTCATGATGAGACATGTATCACCCTTCTTCGCTAGACTTAGAGATAAGGTTATGAAGAAGTTAGGCGATAAGTTGTGGTGGAGACTGCATGGCACACTAGATTATACTTGGATTGGATTAGTAACTATTGGATTGATAGTAAATTCTAATAGGATACAGCATATCATTGCCTTAGCAATTTTTTGGTTATTATCTT